ACAGTATCAGCGTCTTTTGCAGCCTGCGCTTGCTGAATACCTGCTCTTATCCGAGATTGAGCTGTTAACTCTTTTTCGACTGCTAGCTCTCTTTGACGTAAAATTATTCGGTCTTCAAAAGGTTTCATGTCTTCTTCATAAAAGACCCCACCGCTTTTTTTAATAAAAGACTGCCTAGCTGCTTTAAGTTCTTGAAGTCGAGGGTCTGAAGTGTTAGCGATACCCGCCCTAAGGTCATTGTCTCGGGCTAAATTGTCAATAAATCCACGCAAAAAACCTGTTTTGTTAATC